TGCAATTAGAAGTAGGCAGCGTGGCAACAGATTTTGAGCATAGGTCATTCGGTCAGGAGCTTGAGCTTTGTAAAAGATATTTTCAAGTTCTTATTGATGGTGATAATACTACTGATTCTTTTGGTAATGCTACTTGTTTTAACTCAACTAGTATTCATTTTGTAACACCATTACGACCAGAAATGAGAACTGTTCCAACATTAGACTACACGACAGGATCTAATTATTACAACGCATTCCAAAATAATACTAATGATACTTTTGATACATGGGCATTAGTGGGTAATTCTCATACTAGAGCTGTTGATCTTATGGCTGCTAGTGGCGTTAGTGTAACCTCTGGTGCTTCCGCATTATTGAGAATTAATAACGGATCAGCTAAAATTAGATTTACTGCGGAACTTTAATTATGGCTTATCCAACAAATCCTATTTATAAACTTGTAAAAGATCCATTTACTAATCAGGTTGTTTCAGTTTCTACTCAAACAGGAAATTCTGAACCTTATCAAGTTAAATGTATTCCATTTAATGAAGCAAACACCGACTACCAAGAGTACCTTGAATGGGTAGCAGAGGGGAACACAGCCGAAGCTGCTGATGTAGATACTTTAACTTGGGATGATATTAGAGCTACAAGAGATCAGATATTAATAGATACAGATTGGACAATGACAACAGGTGCTTCTGTTGATCAGGCACAGTGGGCTGCATATAGACAAAACATAAGAGATATTCCTCAAACTTATTCAGGTAAAACTCCTGATGATGTTGTCTGGCCGACACAACCATCGACTGCTGGTCCTAATACTTAGTAGTTCCCAAGATTACTCACTGTAAAATAAGAACAGAAAAAGAATATTGTAGTTAAACAGTCATGCCATATATTGGAAATGACATAAGGGCAAATGTAGATTACAAAACTATTGATGATATCTCAAGTAGTTTTAATGGTAGTACTACATCTTTTGCTCTACTGGTCGGAGGTGTTTCCCCCGTTCCTTTTCCAAAGTACGAAACTCAGTTAATAATATCTGTTGGTGGTGTAGTCCAGGAACCAGATTCTTCTGGAACAACAGGATTCCAATTAACAGGAACAAATATAGTTTTTAGTTCTGCTCCTGCAGCAGGAGAAGCATTCTTCGGAGTGATACTTGCCAGTGCAGATTATTTAAATGCCGGTGGAACATTCCCAGATGGTACTGTTTCAGTTCCCTCTATAACATTTACCGACGATACCGACACAGGATTGTTCAGAGTAAGTTCTGGACAGATTGGTATTGTTGCTAACGGAACAAAGGTTGCACAGTTCCCAACAGCAACAGGTTCATCAGGACAGTTGCTTTCCACAAATGGAGCTGGTGTTCTTTCATATGTTGATGCACCTTCTGGAGCTACTGGAGGAGGATCTGACAAGGTAATAATTGAGAACGGAACAACAATAACAACTAACTATACAATCGGAACTACATTCGGATCTACCTGTAATGCTGGTAGCTTTGGACCTATTACAATTAACGCAGGTATAACTCTCACTATACCTAGCGGTTCAGTATATACGGTGGTTTAAATTATGCCTATTGCATTTAATGGATCAGGAACAGTTACAGGAATCTCAGTAGGAGGTTTACCAGATGGAATAGTTGATGCTGATATGCTTGCTAACTCAGCAGCAGCACCTCTTAAAAGAGGATCAGGGTCTACTTTACAGACAGTAATTACTCAAAATAGTGCTGGATCTATAAGTGGTACTGGTACTACTGTTCATGCAGTTACTAGTTTAGAAACATCAATTACTCCTTTAAAAGCTGGCTCTAAGTTTTTACTTACATTAAGCGGTGTTAATGGACATTGTAATATGACAGGATCCACTGGAAACCATGGAGCTAGATATTTCTTTTATGTTTCTGTAGCTGGAGGGACTTATGTAAATGCAGCAACTCATTCTGACCCACTTTGTGCAACACATATACAGGGTGACTTAGGTAACTGGCTAGATTTTCCAGTAAAATATTCATATTTAGCATCTCCTTCTTACTCGCTGGGTCAGTCTCTTACATTTCGACCACAATTTACAAAAAATGCTAGTATGGGTAATTCTTTGACTTATTACTTTAACCATAATACTCAATCTAATAGAGCAATAATAATAGTTTCGGAGGTAGCACAATCATGAATTATGATCATGAAGCTATTTTTAAAGCATATCCTGGAATTGATATTTGTATAGAGGATGGTGTAGGAGTATTTGACAAAGATCATAACCCTATCACCCTTGATCAAGCCAAAATAGATGCTGCAAGAGTAGAACTAGATAAATTAAAATACCAGACAGACAGAACAACTGATGGTGAGGTTATTTATGATTCTTGGAGAAGTCAATTAGCAATGTTGTATGACGATATTGTTGCAGGTAAAATAGATACAACGGGTACATGGGCAACCCACATAAAAGCAGTAAAGGACGCTAATCCAAAACCATGAGTTCTATAAAATTAACAGCTGATTCTGGAGGAGGTACTTTTGAAATTAAGGCTCCATCTTCTAGTGGAAATACAAGAGTATTAACTTTACCTGATTCAGGAAATTATATATTAGGAGGAGGTGTTCTTCAAGTTGTACAAACTTATAGAACATCTACATTTTCAGAAAGTTTGACAACAGGCAATTACTCAGCAGCAGTAATGACGGCAGCTATTACACCAGCAAGTTCAAGTAGTAAAATACTGGTTTTATGTACTGTACATATTTCAACTGGCACTGGAACTAATGGGGCACAAGCTCGTTTAGCAAGAGATGGTACAGCAATCGGTATAGGTGATGCTGCAGGTAGTAGAACAAGAGCTACTGGTGCTGGTATGGGTAGTTCTGCTGTTAATAGGATGCAATCAAATGTACAGATGACATTTTTAGATTCACCAAACTCAACTTCTGCATTATCTTATACGGCTCATATAAAACCTGGATTTTCTGGAACTCAAGATGTTTTTCTTAATCGAGAAGGTGCTGGAGATTCTGGTGATGCTGCAAATGTTGGTAGGTCTGCATCCTCGTTAACTCTTATGGAGGTTGCTGTATAATGACATACGATCACGAAGCTATTTATAAAGCATATTCAAATGCAACTCGTGTTGATGACGATTTAGGTGTATTTGATAAAGATGGAAATTCAATTACACTTGTCCAATCTGATATTGACGCTGCAAGAGTTACGTTAGATGCTGAAGCTGCTGCTGTTAAGTACAAAACCGATAGAACAACTGATGGTTCTACAACGTATGCCTCAACAGGAGATCAATTAGATTTACTTTGGCATGCAATAGATGCTGACGCAGACTTAAAAGTTAAGTTTGCTTCATTCTATAATTCTATTAAGGCAGTAAAGGACGCTAATCCAAAACCATGAGTACATTAAAAGTCGGAGCAATCAGAGGAGTATCAGCATCATCGGATGCGTTAACAGTAGCTAATGATGGAACGTGTACTGCCAATATTACTAATAACCTAAGTAATAAAAATTTAATAATTAACGGAGCTATGCAAGTGGCTCAACGTGGTACGTCATCTACTGGTGACACTTATGGATCTGTTGATAGATTTTATAAATTTCATACTGGTATAGATGCAACTGTAACATCAGCACAAGTAGCTGTTGCATCTGGAACAACACCATACACATTAGGATTTAGAAAAGCATTTAAAGTTACAAACGGAGATCAAACAAGTGGGGCTGGTGCTGCTGATGGTATTGAAGTACTAACAAAATTAGAATCACAAGACATTGCAAATAGTGGTTGGAATTATTTATCAACTTCAAGTTACATAACATTATCTTTTTGGGTAAAATCAAGTGTTGCACAAAATTTTTATGGTCAGTTACTTACCAAAGATGGCACACAATATAATTACCCTTATGAAACAGGTTCATTAACTGCTGATACTTGGACAAAAATTACAAAAACAATACCAGGAAATTCTAATTTACAATTCGATGATGATGCAAATTTAGGTTTGGTTCTTAAATTTTTGTTATTTCGTGGAACAGATTATACAGACAATTCAGTTTCTCTAAATACTTGGGCTGCCGATTCTAGTGGTACAAGATCGAAAGATAATACACCAACATGGTACACAACAAATGGTGCTACTTGGGAAATTACAGGAGTTCAATTAGAAGTAGGCAGCGTGGCAACAGATTTTGAGCATAGGTCATTCGGTCAGGAGCTT